TAGGAGAGCTACACGACTGTTGGCAAGCGGATGGTCACCGCTTTGTTGATTGGTGTATGTGGGGTATGAAAACGCCTTTACTAAAAGCCCTAGCTAATGTCCTATCGCAACCAGGGTGGGGTGGAGATCGCAAGTTTTATGAAACTGCCAAACAAGTCTTTCCCAACTTTACTTGGTCAGGGGAGCGTACCTTTTGCTTTCGGCTAGGTGGCAACGAATATTCCGTTACTAAAGATTTCTTTGAAAAAGGAAACTACACTATGTTGGGTAAGTACAACGGAAAACTACCTTGGATCAAAAATGAAGAACTTTAATCTTCAACACTTTTACCACTTTTGTAAGCAGCTCAAGATTGAAACTAAAGAGCAAGGCTTACGAAAGATGGATAACCTCTTAGGTACTCAAACCTATGTCATGCAAGAAATCACAAAGGGATTGGAGAATGATTGCCATTTCTTTGTCATATTGAAAGGAAGGCAACTTGGCATCACTACAATTTCACTCGCACTCGATCTCTATTGGCACTTCATGCACCCAGGGCTTCAGGGAACACTTACAACGGATACGGAAGAAAACAGGGATATGTTCAGGACAACCCTTGCCATGTATATGGATGGTTTGCCCAAAGAGTTCAAAATCCCGATCCTTGCTCACAACCGAAATCAGCTTTCCCTCAAGAATCGCAGCCGTATCTTTTATCAAGTCGCTGGACTTAGAGCTAAAGGAAGTCTTGGTCGTGGCAAGGCTATTACATACCTACACGGAACTGAAACATCCTCGTGGGGAGATGAAGAAGGACTAGCTTCCCTCTTGGCTTCTCTTGCGGAAACCAACCCTGACCGTCTATACACTTTTGAATCGACAGCTCGTGGTTTCAATATGTTTCACGATATGTACACCACCGCTAAACGGGCTAGAACCCAGAGAGCGATTTTCTGTGGCTGGTGGCGTAATGAGTTGTACTCCCTTGATCCTGAAGGACAGACCTACAAAGTCTATTGGGATGGCAAGCTCACTGGTGAAGAAAAAGAGTGGACTAGAGATATTAAGAAGCTGTATGGCGTAGAGATCAATTCTCGTCAGATAGCGTGGTGGCGTTGGAAACTATACGAGGGTATTAAAGACGATAGCCTGATGTATCAGGAGTTTCCACCGACTGAGGACTATGCCTTTGTAATGACAGGCACATCCTTCTTTTCTAATGCACGGTGTACCGATGCCGTCAAACGATTAAAGAAAGTACCCTATGATTCCTACCGCTATAGTTTCGGAGTTAATTTCCAAGACACGGAAGTACTTAAATCTACAGAGCGACTTGCCACCCTCAAGGTATGGGAAGAACCTGTTGATACTGCTTATTATGTTATTGGCGCTGATCCAGCTTACGGAAGTAGTGATTGGGCTGATCGTTTTTGTATCCAAGTACTAAGGGTTTACGCTGATGGGTTAGAGCAGGTAGCCACCTTTGCCACCTCTGAAATGAACACCTATCAGTTTGCTTGGGTAATTTCTCACCTAGCTGGCGCTTATAAAAACTCCACATTGAACTTGGAGATCAATGGTCCAGGTCAGGCGGTCATCAATGAACTGCGTAATCTTAAGCGTCAGGCTGCTGCAATGGGTACAGCGTTGGGTAAAGACCTCATGGATGTGTACGGCAATATGCAAAACTACATCTGGCGCAGAAATGACACCATTGGTGGGCTATCTAACTCGATTGGCTGGATGACTACCGCAGCGACTAAAGAGCGGATGCTCACCTACATGAAGGATTACTTTGAGCGTGGGATGTTAGACATCTGGGATATGGACACCATTGAGGAGATGAAAACCACTATTCGTGATGGCAGCTCTATCGAAGCGTCAGGTCGCAACAAGGATGATCGGGTAATTGCTACTGCTCTAGCTTGCGCTGCGTATGCTGAACAAGTGCAACCAAGGCTAATAGCCCAAAAGTTAACCCGCAAAGTATCCCGTGTACAAGATGATTTCACTCCTGAACAGCTTACAGTAGGGCGTAATGTATCGGATTACCTTAAAAGAATAGGCGTATATGGCAACTCAACTGGAAATCCATCCTAGATCAGAGCTAAGACGCATCATTAAACGGTTTTTAAAGGATAAAGAGCGTGGTATCAGTATTCCACTCTTTGCTGACTTGGCTGGATTGTCTGTAGCCCATATTCGGGATGTTTTTATCAATGAAAGCGAACCCATGACGGAATATGTGCAAAGACGGGTATCTAAAGCCTATCAAGAGTGGATTCGGGGTGAAGTAGCCATCATGCAGAACCGTGATCGAACTTTATTCGTTCAATATCGCAAAGAAGCAAAGCCTGTGTTGCAAAAATCATCTAAATTGACATTGGTTAATGGTGAGATTAAGATTAACATGGGTATTAAACCAAAGTATGATTATTCAGATTTAACACTTGACGAGCAATTGAAGGGGAGATAACAATGGCAGTAGTAAATGATTACAAATGTCCGAAGCATGGGTATTTTGAATCCCGTAAACCACAATGTCCAATGAAGGATTGTCATGAAGAAGTTATGGTCGTATTTTTGCAAGCTCCTAACCTTATCAGCAACAAAACCAAGTTCACGGACAAGTCCACAAAACAACTCGCAATCGAGTTCGGAATGTCAGACATCAAAACCACCCGTGAAGGCGAACACCAAGAAGGCTTCCTCACCAAGAAAAACAAGTTCACCGAAAAAGAATACGCAGAAGCCGAAAAGTACGCAACCCGCAAAAAAGGCGTTGACAAAGACAAGCTCTCCAGAAAACCTATCCCGCAACCCGAAGCGCCCAAAGAAGCCCGCCCAGGCGATGCTGCTATCTGGGGAGGTGGTTCGCAAGGCTTCCAAGGATTGAATATGCAATCCCTTCTCAGAGGTGGTGCAATTAAACCTGTGAGAGATGAGCAAGTAGGCTTGACACCGCAACAAGCTGGAGTTATAAAAGGACCTACAATTGATCCAAGCTCTACAATGAGAGATCCTGATAACTTACAGATTAAGCGATGAGAATACCTAATTCACCTGAAGATAGAGAAGATTTTTATTTAGATCTCATTGCAAAATGTTCGGTATCGAAAGAAGCCCGCAAAGGTGATTACACCACTCAGCGGGCTTATTATTTGTTTGGCGCAGGTCCTGAAGAACCACCAGCGTATTTCAACAAGATCAATCCTCACTTAGATCAGTTAACCAGTTTTCTTTACAGCTCTGAAACCACACGGTTTTCTATTCAATTAGGCGCATCTGTTAATGATGCAGAGCAACGCAAGACACCACGCTTAACCCAAGCCCTCAACGATGAGTGGCTGAACTCCAATGCAGACCAGGTTTTCTCGACTGCTTTGACATGGGCGCTGTGCTACAACACCACTTTTGTTAAGCTCGTTTACAACAACGGTATTAACCCATACCTGATTGAACCTGATTCTATTGGGGTGTTGCGTGAAGATATTTCTTATACAGACAGGCAAGAAGCCCTTGTTCAAACCTACTACATCACTAAAAGTGAACTATATGCCCGTCTGTATTCACATCCAAAGCGTGATGAGATCGTAAAACGCATTACGACAGGCACACGGGTATCTGAATCGGAGATTCCTGAAGCCGTCAATCGGATTGTGATGTCACAAACCAATCCAACTATTTACGGCAACATCAACCTTGATCTGTATGGCGTAAACCGTTACAAACCTCAAGTCGGTGAAGATACCGTTGAGATGACTGAACTATGGGTATGGAATGATGAAACCCAAGACTACCAAGTAGTTACTACCGCAGCGCCTAATGTCATTATTTACGACAGACCAGGCGCATCCTTATTCCTCAAGGGTGAATGTCCATTTATTCAAATTTGCCCTAATCCTTTGCCTAACTACTATTGGGGTGCATCCGAAGTTCAAAAGCTGATGCAACTCCAAGTATTGCTCAATGTTCGTTGGGTAGAAATTTTGGATCTGTTATCTAAACAAGTTAGCCCTCCAACAGCGTTAACTGGCTTTTCTGGCATTTTGGATGAGAAAAACTTTGCATTAAATCGCCCAGGCGGTTTATTAAGCTCTGATATGCCTAATGCTAAGGCAGAGCGTCTAGCACCACAGATGCCACCTGATTTATTTGAAGTAATCCATGAGATCAGTGCCATGTTTGAGGAAGTATCAGGTATTGGTAATGTATTGCAAGGAAAAGGCGAAGCAGGGGTTCGTTCTGCTGGTCATGCAAGCCAATTAGCCAGATTAGGTAGCTCAAGAGCTAAAAAACGGGCTTTGATTGTGGAAGATAGCTTAGAAAAGGTCGCAACCTTATATCTCAAGCTCATGCAACAGTACGATCCAACGCATTACAGAGATACTGAAGATGTGCCGTTTATTGCAGAGCAATTTACTAACGATTTTGTGGTTAAAGTGGATGCTCACTCTAACAGCCCAATCTTTACTGAAGATACAAAGCAATTAGCATTTAACTTATTTAAAGCTGGCGCAATTGATAAAGAATCTTTGCTTGACATGGTAGAAGCTCCAGGTAAACAATTGCTAAAACAGCGTTTGAAAAAGATGGAAGAAAAACAAGCATCACAACCTCATCCACCCGCACAAGCGCCTAAAGAGAAGCACTCTAAGAAAGAGCATGGAGCAGAATAATGGCACAAGGTAATGTACAACCAAAAGCGGATCAGCCAAGAGTAACCACTGAATCTTTGAAGCGTGGTGAAAAAGGACCGAATTTGCAGTATCGTGTACAAGGTGTTCAGAGTTTTGATCGTAGTCCTAAAACTCGGAATTACGGCAGGGCAATCAGGGGATAGTTAATTAGGAGATGAATATGTACCGCAAAGCACATAAAAAGTCACGCAAGTCTAAGCGTTAATTAGTTTCCTT